TGCGAGTTGACCAGCCAATAATATTTCCAGTTAATTTTTCTAAATTGCATTGACCGGGATTTAATCTTTCAATTATCAGAAAAAAGATACGGTAACATTACCAGTCGCCACCATCCCATCGTCAAATTCTTCTTGCTCATCATAATCATGGCTTCCGGATTCCCACCAATCGTAATCCTCTTGCATATCGTTCAGAGGGTCATTGATGGTAGAAACCGTTCTTTCCGGTTTTAGGAATTCAGTCCAGGGCATCAGCATCATTAAGGTATGAATCAAACCACCCAAGGCTGATAAGGCCGGATATTCCTTCGCAGACCCTTTCGTGGCTACATCGACAGGCGCGGTCTGGAGGTAATTCAGCAATTTGACACATCCACCTATCTGGAGCCGCTTCTTGCCGGTTGTAGGATCATCGGTCAAGCTGCTAAAAATTTGATTGACGTACCGCTCAAAGGCGTTTGGTTTATCATGGTCATATGCCCCCACGACGTAAACTCTGTCAGGATCTTTCGGGGTCTCATGGTTAAACAGGTGAACGAATGTATCTGATCGCTCAGGATCGGCGGCGTACAAGATGCGGAAAAGGGCTTCACACTCTACAGCCCCATACTTTTTTTGAAGTCGCACGGCTTCTTTCAGCAATCCATCAACCGTGGGAGACTCGGCTTCCTCAAGACACCGCATAGTAGGTTTTTCATCCGTCTTGGCATCTGGTTTATCAACACCCACGACGACAGCAAAACCGGGCTTCTCTTTGGGATCTCGCGGCCAACCGAGACCGCCAGCCAGGTAGCAGTATTCAAGGCCGCTTTCTTTGTGGCGGTAAATTATCGGCTTCGGGATACGCCGCTCCCCGAGTATTCGTAAAATATGCTCATTCGCCATTGAAAATCTATTCGGGTCTCTGATTTGTTCGATGATACTGTCTGTCACGGCAACTCCTTATCACGATAGGTCACATCCTGAGAAGAATCCCATACGGGAGAAGGCCATGCATTCGTAATTGAATGCGTGCCGAAAATGATCCGGCCCAAGTTTGACATATACATATCTTTTGGAGCCGGTTTCCTCGTCCTCTTCCAACCGCTTGGCAACGTTATGCATATGTGTTGCGAATTCCCTTGTGATCTCGCATTCCCGGGGCAGTAAAATTTCCTGGTCCATTATTTCACGATGCGATGCGTCAAGGGATTCCGTCCGGTTACAAGATACGATGAATTCTTTTTCGTTCCATGCGTAAGAGCCTTTTTGATGCTGGTTGTAATAATTCAGATAAATCTTCCCTCTGAAACGCTCTGCAAAAGCCCTGGCATTTCGGGTTTCCGGCAATGCATCCACAACACAGCGGCTGACATGGAAATTACGCATCAACCGATCAAGCTCTTCCCAGTCTTTATAAACGCCGATATGGACGATCTGGCCGGCTTTCTGGATATGTTTTTTGCCAATCACGACATGGAGATTTTTGCCTTGGTCGACGCCCATAAAGCATGGCCCTCGATCCTGACTCAATATCCCATCGTTACCGCAAAGCGATAACACCTCCTGAACTGAAAGCCGGTTGGTGGCTTCAACATAGGCGTTACCGATCTTCAGGTTATAAAAATCCGTCAGATTGTTGGTGGTTCGGAACTTATGAAGTATATCAGCAGGATCAACATAATGACTGAATAGCTGGCTATAATGGTACCCACGCTTATCAGTTACCGCCGGTTTCTTCGCCACCCATTGGCCGATTGAAGGATTCAGCTCGCCATGGCATTTCTGGCAGACCCTGATCACTTCACCTTTGACAGTCTTCAAGCAGTCCGGAAAGGTATCTTCAAGGCAGGTGTATTCACCACATTTGTCGCACTTCAGAAGCCAATACCTTTGATCGGTTTCTTGGAAGGCGGCGTCGATACCGTAATCAGGCAAGGTGGGGTTGGATAGCTTCAAAACCTCTTTGAATTCACTGTGAGCCATCCGCTCCAACGCCATATCTATGGCAAGCTGGGGAGCTTCATCCAGTTCATCGAAAACGGTCAGATCAACCGGAATCGATTTTAATCCAACTCTTGACTTCATACCTCTCAGATATAGAAAAGCGTTCCAAATTCGCTTGATATTGGCCGAATCGGTATCTTTGATCCATTTGCCAATAGTGTCGGGATTCTCATCAATCAAGGGATCAATCCGGCCTTTGCTGAAATCGGTTACGTCAGATTTGGAGGGAAACAAATACAGGATTCCACGATACCCGCCGTATCTGGCGCCATAGGCCACCCGGAGCATCGCTTTGGAGGTAAGACCTAACTGCGCCGCTTTCATCTCAACCTGGTGGGGATGATCATCTTTGTATGGTTCAATCAAGTATTCGTGCAGGCCATAGGTAAACGGCCTACCATCCAGAATGATATTACGCACCCATTCATGGAAAGGTCTACCAGAATCATCTACGCGAAAACGCTGGTCAACTATATCGCAAAACTCCCCTAATAGACCGCTCGTGGTTAAGTCGGTCGACAATTTCCTTGCGTGCATCCTCATCAACTTCTCCGATCACTTCCAACACAATTCTTTGAAATTCCTCTGCCGCCTGTAGCGAAAAAAGTGCTTGAAAAACTTCCAATTGTAGCCGCAATTGCCCGCGAATTTCGCTCATTGCTTTGAGACGAAGAGAATCATCTTCGGCCATATCGAGCAGGTCATTGGCACGGGAATTTATTTTTTTGAGCTGGGCCATCAAATCCAGTTTATGATCGACAATTTTTTCCACTTTCTTGACAACAACTGCCTTGGTTGTCCGCCCCCGGATTTGCTGAAGACGCTGGGATACTGCCTGCCGGGAAAAACCCAGTTCACGAGCCGCTTCCGATTGGCTCATTTTTTGCCTGTCAATCAGCCGTAACAATTTCCTATCATTGATCATTCTTCACACTCAGGTTGACATTTCGTTGACAAATTTCATTTCCATGTGGCAAAGCGATCACGGTCACGCTTGCATCATCGGTCACACCGAAGCGCCGCTCTGCATCGGCAATAGCACGGGTATAATCATTGCCTTGATACGGAACGATTAAACACCGGTTGCCGCTATTGGATATTTTTAATTCTGGTTGTATCATCGATCTTATTCTATAGAAAATCTGCAATGACATTATCCCATGCCTGGCTTGAACCTTCTATTGATCCTCTAATTTTCGATTCTAAGTCTTCGGGAATTTCCACCGGGCCGGGATTATAGTTGTCCATTACTTTTAGCAATTCCTTATTTATGAATTTTGTTCGATGAGCTCTCCTATATGCTTTATCCAATGCGTCCTGACCAGGGACAAACTTACGAACACCGACTGCCTGTAGACGTTTTACCGCATCCCCGCCATCCACTCCCCAGGTTAATTGAGTCCTCTTTTAACCAGGGAAATAAAAGGGAGTGCCTTTCGGTAGTGGGCAACTCAATAAAGCTGCTGGTGGGTATAATAACGTCTTCAATGGTGTGTTTTTTGGGTGGTGTGTAGGATTTCGCCCCTTCGATAAGTTTCGATAATTCTTCGCCGGCATCATCGGGGTCATTGAATTTAGCCAGCCAATCGGAAACATCGCCCTTGCTTGGCAAGTTTGGCAATTCAAGCCATTTAAGGCTTTCAGCGGCGCCATTGAGCGATTGAGCGACCCGGGTCATATGTTCGCGGCCTTCGTTGTCGTTATCAGGAATGAGAACAACGCTTTTACCTTTTAGGGCTTCATTGTATTCATCCCGCCATTTCTTGGCTCCCATGGGGCTTGTGGTGGCTAAAAAGCCCAAGGCGGCCAAGTTGTCAGAGTCCTTTTCACCCTCAACGATAAAAACTTCATCGGCTTTCATAACCGCCGGTAGGTTATAAAGCACCCGGCGAATTCCTTTGAGATTCCATGTCCATTTACCGCTTCCGTTTCGATGACGTTGCCTAAATGTTTTCGGTTCCATCCGGCACACCTGAAATAATTCTTTTCCCTGCTCATCGGCGTATGAATAGGTTTTTACGATCCGGGATTTACGCTGCTCAACCGAAATGCCGAAATCATCCGCTATGCCGCGAAGAATCTTCCCGAAATCTCGCCGGGTATCCAGGCTGTTGACCTTGCCATAAAAATGAAAAATATCTCCCTTTTTTGCACAGCCATGACAGTAATATTGACCGCTGGTATTGCTAAAGCTGAATGACGGGTTTGTATCATCGTGAAAACAACACAATCCCTGGTATTGGTCGCCACCTATCTTGGATACCTGTTGCAAGAATTTTCCGTAAAATTGTGAGTAATTGCCGTTAAAATGGGTCTTGATTTGATCCTTCATCGTCCGAGCCTTCATCCATTGTTTACAGATGCTTTAGATCAAGTTTATTATATATCCAGCTAACCATCCGCTTTGGTAAAATTTCGTAACAGTAAGCTTTCATAAAAAATGATTTCATTAATCCTTTCATGTGTCCTTTCTGTTGCTCATCCAG